AGTAAAATAGAAGTAAATACAGTTGCACCACAATGCGGAACTACTTTAACACTAGGTGAATCTGGTGATACGGTAACTCTTGGTACAGGTGCAAGTCAAACAGGTTTTGGTAGAACAGGAACTGTTAATTGGCAGACATCAATTAAAACAGCAACATTCACTGCTGTATCAGGAGAAGGATATTTTTGTGACACAGTAAGTGTTGGAGCATTTACAGTTAATTTACCAAGCTCACCTTCAGTTGGTGATATTGTGGCTGTTAAAGATTATGCAAGTAATTTTGCAACAGCTAATTTAACAATCGGTAGAAATGGTTCTAATATGAATGGTTTTACTACGGATAGTATAAGAAATACAGACAATGAAAGTTTAACTTTAGTTTATGCCGATGCCACAAAAGGTTGGTTAGCGGTGGAAGAAGGAACAGGATTTGTTGGTACAACTTTTATAAGTGCATCAGGCGGAACAGAATCAACTTCAGGAGATTGCAAAATTCATGTATTTACAGGTCCAGGAACCTTCACGGTAAGTGCAGTGAGTAATGTGGCTGCTAACAACGAAGTTTCTTATTTAGTAGTAGCTGGTGGTGGAACTGGTGGTGAAAGAAATAGTAATAACTATTATGGTGGCGGCGGTGGGGCTGGAGGTTTTAGAGAAGTAAAATCTCCTCTAACACCATACACAGCTAGCCCATTAGATGGTTATCCATCCGCACCAAATATAATAACAGTTACAGCAACAGGTTATCCAATCACAGTTGGTGCTGGAGGAGCTAAAGGTGGTGGAAGTGGACAATGTGGTAGTAATTCACAATTTTCAACAATAATATCTGCTGGTGGTGGACACGGTGGTTGGGCTTTAAGTCCAACAAATAAAATTGATGGAGAACCAGGTGGTTCTGGTGGTGGATACCCAGGTTGGTATGGAGGTTCTGCCGGAAACGGAAATACACCTCCAACAACTCCCTCTCAAGGTAATGATGGAAATAAACCATCCGCACCTTCTCCAGCAGTTTCTGGTGGTGGTGGAGGTGGTGCTACACAAGCAGGTCAAGCAGCACCTACTAATTCAATAGGTGGAGCTGGTGGTGCAGGAGCAACAACAAGTATTTCAGCAACCCCAACAACTTACGCTGGTGGTGGCGGTGGAGCCGCGTGGCAAGCTGGTTCTTGTGGAGGAGCTGGTGGAACTGGTGGTGGAGGAAAAGGATCTAGTGGAGGACCACCTCCTGCTAGTGGAGTTCCTGGCGTTGATGGTACAATTAATACCGGTGGTGGCGGTGGCGGTGGAGGTGCTGATTTTGTACCTACATCTGGAGGTTATGGTGGAGCTGCGTCTGGTGGTTCTGGTATAGTAATAATAAGGTATAAAGTTCAATAATTATGACAAGTAAAATTAAAGTAGACAATATAACAAACCAATCAGATTCTAACATTATTAATAAATGTGGAACTAATATTACATTAGGACAAAATGCTGACACAGTAATTATTCCTAATGGAGTAACAGAACAAGTTCAATCAGGTGGTTTAATTCAAGTTCAATCAGGTGGTCAAATTACAATTGCTTCTGGTGCAACAATAACTAACAGCGGAACAGCTACAGGTTTTGGTGCAACAGGTGCAGTTAATTGGCAAACAGGAGATATTAAAACAGGAACTTTCACAGCTGTAAGTGGTGAAGGTTATTTTGTAAATACAACAGCAGGTATAGTTACAGCAAATTTACCAGCTACACCTAGCGCAGGTGACATTGTAGGTTTTTCTGATTACGCAGGAACAGCGGCAACATATAAAATTACAATAGGTAGAAATGGATCTCTTATTGAGGGTGTTGCTGTCAATGGAGAAATAGCAGCAAATAGAGATGCTATAACTTTAGTTTATGTCGATGGCGTTCAAGGTTGGCTTCCTATAAATGATAATGAATCCTCTTTTATAGCACCTGAATATGTCGCAGCTTCTGTTTCTGGAACCTCTTGTTTAGCTACTTGTGGAAATTATAAGATTGCAAAATTTACAGGACCAGGAACTTTTACAGTAACAAACGCAGGAAATGTAGCTGGATCAAATAGTGTTGATTATATGATTATCGGCGGCGGTGGCGGTGGTGGTGGATCTAATTTTCCAGGTGGTGGAGCAGGTGGTGGTGGAGCAGGTGGATGGAGAGCATCTAACGGAACTGCTTCAGGTTGTTATTCAGCAGGACCAGGACCTTTAACTAGTCCTGTTTCAGCAGTTCCTGTCTCAGTCCAAGCTTATCCAATTACAGTTGGAGGTGGTGGACCCGGAGCACCTACTGGTAATGGTAACGCAGGTTCAGGTACAAATTCAACAGCTTTAAGTTTAACAGCAGCTGGTGGTGGTTTTGGAGGTTCTCCAAATGCTCCACAAATTCCAGGAGAGCCAGGAGGATCAGGTGGTGGTGGACCTTGGCAAAGTAGACCAACTAATTTTGGTAATGGCAATGACCCAGCGGTTTCTCCTCCTCAAGGACAACCAGGCGGAACAGGATCTGGAGCCCCAGGTTATGGTGGTGGCGGTGGCGGTGGAGCCGGAGCAACTGGAAGTACAGCATCACCTCCAACTAGTGGTGGTGGAGCCGGTGGAACAAATATATGTTCAAGTATTGATGGTAGTCCTAAAGCTTACGCTGGTGGTGGCGGAGGTGGTAACTGTGGAAGTGGTGGTGGAGCAGGTGCAGGCGCAGGTGGACCGGAGCCAAATGGTTCAGGAGCAAATGCATCAGACGTTAATAGAGGATCCGGTGGTGGTGGAGGTGCTGGATGCAGCGGGCCAGGAACTGGTGGTGGAAATGGTGCTCCTGGTTATGTAGTAATAAGGTACAAATTTCAAAATTAGGTAAATTATGAGTGAAGTAAAAGTAAATAAAATTAGTCCAAGAACAAATTGTGGTACAGTTACATTAGGAGATAGTGGAGATACATTCACAATTCCTACAGGCGCTACAATTAATAATCAAGGTACAGCATTAAACTTTGGTGCAACAGGTTCAGCGTCTTGGAATACAACAGTTAAGACAACAGGTTTTACAGCAGTAGCTGGTGAAGGATATTTTTGTGATACATCAAGTGGAGGATTTTCAGTTAATCTTCCAGCAGGTTCTGCTGGAGATGTGGTTGCATTTAAAGATTATGCAAATACATTTGATACAGGCACTTTAACATTAATTCAAAATGGTTCAGATAAAATTGGTGGTTCAACAGTTAACGCAAACTTAACTACAGAAGGTATTGCAGTTACATTAGTTTTTGTAGATTCAACACGAGGGTGGCTAGTAACAGATTCAGGTTTACAAGACGAAGCTCCAACTGCACAATATATACAAGCTTCTGGAGGAACTCCTATTACTTCTGGTGATTACAAAATTCACGTATTTACTGGACCAGGAAGCTTGTGTGTTTCTAATGGTGGTAATGCATCAGGATCAAATACAGTAGAATATTTAGTAGTAGGTGGTGGGGGAGCAGGTGGAACAGGCGAAGGACAATCTTCAGGTGGTGGTGGAGGTGGAGGTTTTAGAAGTTATACGGCTTTAGCATGTGCTAGTCCTCTAAATGGTCCAGCAGCTTTACCTGTTTCAGTTCAATCTTATGCTATTGTAGTAGGTGCTGGAGGAGCTTCAGAAAGTCATTTAGGTCCTATTAAACCAGGTAGCCTTTCAAGTTTTTCAACTATAACATCAGCCGGTGGTGGCGCAGGAAGACCAGGACAGTCTTCAGTTTGTGGCTCACCTGCGTATGCTCCGGTTCCAGCTATGAATGGTGGTTCAGGTGGTGGAGGAACTGGTAACTGTGGACCAGGAATTGGAGGAGTGGGAGATACCCCTCCTGTTAGTCCGGCACAAGGTAGAGATGGAGGTAATGGAGGACTAAGTGGTGGTAATAGATCTGGTGGTGGCGGCGGTGGTGCAATTAATGAAGGAACCGATGGCGCACCTCCAAAAATAGGCGGTCCCGGTGGTGCTGGAGCTCATGTTCCAGATGGATTTTTTGGTACAGGATATGGAGAGGCTGGTCCAGCCGGAAGATATTTTGCTGGTGGTGGAGGTGGAGGAGTTCAAGGCCCACCTGGTGGAAGTTATGGTACTGGAGGCTTAGGTGGCGGTGGAGCTGCAGGAAATCCTGCTGGTACTGCTGGAAGCATTAATATGGGTGCTGGTGGTGGCTCTGGTCATAATAACTGCATTGGTTCTGGAATTGGTGGTTCTGGAATAGTAATAATAAGATACAAATTTCAAAATTAATATGTATTTACTAACTTTAAAAATTAATATATAAGGAGAAACATTATGGCACATTTTGCAAAACTAGGATCAAACGGAAAAGTTATTCAAGTATTAACTTTGAATAATTCTGATATGTTAAACGCTGATGGCGTTGAAGATGAAAAAGTAGGTCAACAATATTTAGAAACACATAATAATTGGCCTGCACAAATGTGGATTCAAACTTCATACAATACACAAGGCGGACAACATAAAAATGGCGGAACACCTTTTAGAGGTAATTACGCAGGTATAGGTTCTGAATGGGATGAAGATAATCAAATCTTTTGGAGTAAAAAACCTTATCCATCTTGGGTAAAACACATCGAATCAGCTTCTTGGAAATCACCTATTGGTGATGCTCCAGCATTAACAGCCGAACAAGAAGCACAACGTACAGCTGATACTCACAGATGGCATTACGTCTGGAATGAAGCTAATCAATCTTGGGACTTGACAGATTCAAAAGAATAAATTAAAAAGGTATGTGGTATGCAGAAGAGAGTACATTTTCTTACAGGGTTTCCTAGATCAGGTAATACCTTATTATCAAAAATTTTAAACCAAAATAAAGATATTGGTACAAGTGGTCATTCAAGTCTTCCTGATATTTTATATAATCTAGATTTAATAACACATAAAAAGACCTATAATAATTTTAAAAGCGATAAAGATTATAATAATATATTATCAAATGTGTTTAATAATTATTATAGAGATTGGCCTCAAAAATATATAATTGATAGAGGCGAATGGGCTACTCCTGCAAACCATGCTCTTCTGTTTAAATACTTTTATCAAGATATTAAAATTATATTTTTGTTAAGAAACCCAATAGATATAATTAAATCATATATTAAATTATGTAATGATCATCCTGATTTTTATATTAATCATCAATACAATCAACTAGATAAAACTTCTTTATATAGAACTGAATTAGAAGAAAAAATAGAATTAATAACTAAAAAAGGAGATTTAGTTGATTGGTCTTTTATGGCTTATAATTTTATAAAAGACAAAGAGATTGTTCACTTTGTAAAATACGAAGACCTTGTAGAAAACCCTGTAAAAATATTAAAGGGTATATACAATTTTTTAAATATACCTGAATTTAAACATAGTTTTGATATTAAAGATCAGTTTTCAATTAATGGTATTAAATATAATGATAATGTAATGGGAGCACCAATGCACAAGTTACACCTAGGTAAATTAAAAAACGTTGGTTATCCAGATATAGAATTACCTCAACATATACTTGAAAAATATAAAGGAGTATTATATGACTACTAGTGGTATGCAAAAGATAGTATTAAGCGAACAAGGATTATATTACGGTGATGTGGCAATGCCTAAAGAGTGGGACATTGACCGAGATAAATTATCTGGTGATATTTTACAATCAATAATTCAAAATAAAAAATTTCCGTTTTCACGAACTTGGGATATGTTGAACACCTATATTAGTGATCATATTCGTATTGAATATGATATTAATCTAATCAACAAAGAAACGTGGGGTAACATCTATAAACCTAGCGAGACTACAATACCACTATTAAACATAGATCCTGTGGATCTACGTAACTCTCCAGACTTTACATTACTCTATGGGGTAAAAGTCAAAAACTGTATGGTTAGAATACATTATGAAGATAACCGACGTAAAGGAAGGAGTTGGGATATACCATTAGAGAATAATAAATTTATTATGTTTCCATCTACTAATATGTATTACCTAACTAACAATCAAAAAGATTCATTAAACTTTATACAAACAATAACTTATGAATTTATCTAATTACTATTGGTATTTTAGTGGTGTGCTTACACCTAAATTTTGTGATGATGTAATAGCTTATGCTAATCAACAAAAAGAAGTTATGGCTGTGACGGGTGGTTATGGTAATAGAAAATTAAACAAGCAAGAAGTATTAGATTTAAAAAGAAAAAGAAACTCTGATTTAGTTTGGCTTAATGATACTTGGATATATCTATGACTTGTCAATTAACAGATGGTTCAGAATACACAGGTGGTGAATTAGAATTTGATTTTAGAAACTATGATCCACCTATGAGAGATGAAGCTAAACATTTAAGAAGAGCAAAAGAAATTTTACCTAAAGGAAGTATTATTGTTTTTCCTTCTCACATTTGGCATAGAGTTAAACCAGTAACCGCTGGCACAAGATATAGTCTTGTTGTTTGGCATTTAGGAAAGCCGTTTAGATAATGTATATAAATAACTATTTTAACACGACCATTTGGTCAGAACAAAAACCAGAATTTGTAAAATCTTTAAACAAAGCTTCTAACAAATATATTGCTGAAGCTAGAAAAAGAGAAAAGAAAAGAATAAAAGAACACGGTGATTTTGGTACAAGTTATCATTCAACCCCATTAACAGCTGACAATGATTTTTTAGATTTTAGAAACTACATTGGTCAAAAGTCTTGGGAATATTTAGATCATCAAGGTTTTGATATGCAACAGTACACAACACTATTTAGTGAAATGTGGGTACAAGAGTTTGCTAAAAAAGGTGGTGGTCATCACTCTGCACACATACATTGGAATCAACACGTATCAGGTTTTTATTTTTTAAAGTGTAGTGACAAAACTTCTTATCCAATTTTTCACGAACCGAGAACCGGGGCTAGAGCTACAAAATTAAAAATGAAACCCGATCGAAAAGGTGTGTGGCCGGGTGAAGAACTTATAAACTTTAAACCTACACCAGGTACATTAATTATCTTTCCCGGTTATTTAGAACACGAATATGCAGTAGATTTTGGTATTGAACCATTTAGATTTATACATTGGAATATAACTGCTCTACCAAAAGAAATGGCTAAAGATGTTTAAGAAGAAAAAATACACAATTATGCGTCAAGCTATATCAAAAGACTTAGCTTCTTTTATTGCTAATTATTTTTTAATGCAAAAACAAGTTTATGATACGTGTAGAGACACCAGATACTTTTCACCTTTTGAAACTATTATAGGATATTACGAAGGTAAGAATGAACAGATTCCAAATACTTATTCTCAATATGGAAATATGGCTATGGAAACTTTATTATTAAAATGCCAACCAGGTATGGAAAAAGCAACAGGATTAAAACTATATCCTGCTTATACTTATGCAAGAATATATAAAAAAGGTGATGAACTTAAAAGACACAAAGATAGATTTAGTTGTGAGATCTCTACAACTATGAATCTAGGTGGTGATGACTGGCCTATATACCTAGAGCCATCTGGCAAAGAAGGCATGAAAGGTATCAAAGTAGATTTAAAGCCAGGAGATATGCTAGTTTATTCTGGCTGTGAGCTAGAACATTGGAGAGAAAAATTCAAAGGCAAAGAATGTATACAAGTATTTCTTCACTATAATAATAAAAAAACTCCAGGAGCTAAAGATAATAGGTTCGATAAGCGCCCTCATTTAGGACTTCCATCTTGGTTTAAACGATGATATAATTCTTAGATGGAGGCAGGGCACCACCACATACCCCCTGCTTCCTTCTAAGGATTATATATGTTATTAGGACAAGACGCATTTTCAGCTCAACCATTTGCAAGTTCTCCATTTTTGGGGAATGTGACGGTTAATCCTGTTGGGATACCTTTAAATCTAACTGTTGGACCTGTAGGAATAGCTACCACTGTAGTTAATGTTGTAGTTGCCCCTGATCCTTTAGAGTTAAGAACAGCTCAAATAGGTACTTTTACTATTGAAGGTATAGCAGTTGTTCCTGATACAGATCTTAAAGTACCATTAACTTTAGGCACTATGGACGCAACAAGTGCCGCTTCAGGTA